ACCGCTTGATGAAGTAATGAAGGCTTTAGACTCACTTAATGAGAGAATTGACAACATTGGTTCAACAGAATCCACAACAATAGCAAAATCCGCTTCCCCTGCAATAGAGGTTCCTTCTACGGCTGACCTCGGAAACATGACTTGGGAAGAAGTTCACCAACTCGCTGGAGGATTATTCCGAGACGAGTGAAACTCAAAACTAAAGAAATAAAAGGAGATGAAAAAAATGGCACGAAATTACGTAAGAACCGTCACTGACATGGAGAGGTATTACTATGGAGCAGGAAACTCTATGGGTTACTCTTACTCCGGTAGTGAGTTATTGAAAGCAGACAGCCCTATGTTGTCTACCACAGCAGGAACATACCAAGCAATCTACGGACGCAAAGTATGGTCACAGTTGAACCAAGAGTTTAACGCATTCTCAATACTTCCAAAGCGCCCTTGGGACCGCAGTGGATGGAGAGTTATCACTGAGAAGCCTAACAGCGGTGTAGTTCACGGTGGAATCGCAGAGAACGGCACACTACCTGAAACTGTTAAGCCTGTATTCCAGCACGTTGCTGCAAAGCCTAAGACCATCGCTCACTCATTCGATGTAAGCGAAGTTGCTGTATTCCTTGCCGACAAGGATGACGGACTAGGCGACATGCGCTCAGTTCTCAAAGAAGAAATGGGTAAGCACCACGCTGAAATGGTTAACAAGATGCTTCTAACAGATTCTGAGACTGTTGCAGGTAACAACTTTGAATCATTAGATAGAGTCACCGGAAATGACGGTGGAGCATCCGGTGGACTAACTTCTATGGAGACTGGTGCTTCAGCAGGAACAGACCACTGTGGAGCAACTGACCTTGACATATACAGCATTGACCGAAGTGCAAACTCTTGGTCTAACGCTGTCGTAAACTGTGGTGCTGATAGAGCATCCGGTAGCCGACGCACTATGTCACTAGACCAACTAGATGATGTGTTCCAGCGAATGTGGGAACTTGGTGGTAACCCTAAGGTTATCCTAACTGGATATGACACTCTAATGAGACTTCAGCAATTGCTTCAGGCTCAGCAAAGATTCATGGAAGAAAAGAGAGTTACACCTACCTACAACGGTGTTAAGGGTGTTCCGGGTATTGAAGCAGGTTTCATTGTAGCAACCTACAACGGTGTTCCAATCATTCCTTCCAAAGACGTAGAAAAAGATGGTCTGAGCAGGATGTATTTCCTAGACACTGACTACCTATACTTCTCTACTGCTATACCAACTCAATACTTTGAGTCGGGAATCGAAACTGGCGACCCATTCGCAATCAACAGACTAGGTCAGGAAGGACTATTCCGAACAATGGGAGAGGTATGGACTACCTTCTTCCGAGCACAAGGGAGTATTCGTGACCTAAAGTGAGGTCTTTTGGAGATAATAAAATTAGGAGATGAAAAAATATGGCAACAGAATTAATAGCAACAGCAGCGGGCGGCTCTCTAACAGCAGCAGTCACTGGAGCATGGGAACTAAGAGCAGGGTCACAGGACACAACTGAATACTTGGCTCGTGGTGGAACATACCCCGGTAACATAGACGCATTCAATGCGCTACAAACAGATGCAGCGAATGGATATGACCCAGCCCCAAAGATGGCGATTCTAACTCTAGCAAATATTGCTGACTCTAACACAGTAACTCTAAGCGGAGGAATTGATGCAATTACAGGTGTATTCATGACTACCTTCACAGCAAACAACGGTCAGACCGCTGGACTTTCATTCAGTGGTAAAGTCATTACTTTGGAAGCAACAGGCTCAGTTACCAGCGGTCAAGTTCTAGTGTTTTACTCTTGAGGTGCTTAACGTGCCAATAGTAACATACATTGGACGCTCTCATGTAAGGAGAGCAACTGATGCTAAAATGGCAGACTGGCATCAAAACAGGCCCGTTGAAGTAACTTCAGCGTGGCTTGACCACTATGGTGTTAGACTAGGTGAGGAAGACTTCAGAATCGAAGGCTGGACCCCTGAAAGCGCTAAAGAGCGAAGTGTTGACAAAGGCGGAGACGGTATACCTGATGAAGGTTGGAGCCGCAAAGACATCAGCAAATGGCTTGCAGCATATGATATTAAACCAAGAGGTTATGCTACTAAGACTCAATTACTTGAGTTAGTCGCTACTGTTATGAGTCCTGATGGAGTCGCAGAAACAGAGGAACTTATAGCAGAATCTCAAGAAGAAACTCAAGAAGGAGATGAATAATAATGGCAGTAACAATAGACCCAAGACCGACATATTTCGGTGACAGAATGATAATAACAGGAACCTTTGGCGCAGGTGATACAAGCATAGAACTAGGCGATATATTGGCTGAAATAGATGCTATAATTGTAAACTTTGATGTAGCGCAAATCTTTAAACATCAAGATGTAGATATTGCGGGTGGAACTTCATATGCAGCAGTTGATGGTGCAGCAACAGATGTCGCTACTTTCACTGGCACCTCTATTTCAATAGAGCCACCGTTAACAGGTCAGACCACAGCAGCAGGTTCTTTTCTAGTCTTTGGTCGTCGCTCTTGAGGTGACCTAAATGGCTAAGTCAGTATCAATTCTAGGGCCTTTCCCGCCCACTGAATTTGCTAACGCTACTGAAAGAGCCGCTATTGAAACTGCAATTAGCGATGCCATAGGTGGTAACACATGCGTGTCATGTGACCCACATTATGTGCTTGGAAATGTCTATATCATCGTGACAACCAGTTGAGAGTGGTGATTATGAATGGGTTTAGACATTTCCACCATTGACCTTGAAGACATCAGTCGTTTTCAAAAGCAGAATCTACGTGCAGACGTAAGCATAGACCAATCTGCTTTTGTTGACCCTGAGAATCCTTTGAAGGGTATCACTAAAGAGCAGCGTAATCGCAATAGTGAGGCTGCTGATATACTTAACATAGGCTCAGGGACACGCTGCAAGCATTGTGGAATGCTTCACTTCTTATGGCGTGAGACATGCGGCTCTTGTGGTAAACCAATGGAATACAATCTAGCAACTAGGAGTGAGGAGGCAAGAGAATGAGGGCTTTTGACAAAGCGTGGAGTGTTTTGAAATCGTTTGATGCAGCAAAACGGCTTCCGAGAAGGGCCAAGCAATTGTCGTTTGCTGGAAAAGATGCTGAAGATATAGGTATGCAAGCGGCTGACTCAATTAGTAGGGAAGCCGAGTTCCACGCACAGCAAGAAGCATTACGGGAAATGGGAATACATGGAGCGGGGCTGGGTTTCAAAAATCAACCCGGTGCCCAATTCTATGCTCCTAAAGACTCAAACGCTCGTGCTAGTTATTTTAGTGCGTTAGACCCTCAAAATGATTACACTATGCAAGACCATTATGCAAACCACCCTACGGGGGGACAGTAATGCCTACTATATACAGTCCCGGTGAAGGTGAGACAAGACCTCTTGACCCTACCGCAATTGTTTACACTACTCCTCAAAAGGTAGCAGACTACTTAGGTATTGGACCGCAAGAGCCAGTGGTCACATCAGCAGACTCTGTATCAGATGGAGTGTTTATCACAGGGGAAGATTATCGAAGATGCGGCACTGAAGTAGGAGATACTATTCTTATTTACAGTGACGCAAATCCACTAGGTGTTGAAAAGACGATAACTGCTATTACTAATGGTGGTAGTAGTGGAGTTAAATTAGAATTTACAGGTTCATTTACACATGGTGACTTTGAGGCTGCTGATAATACATACATGCAAAATCTAGCATCTTTTACCAACGCTAAAGTTGGAAGGCAACGTGGTATGACAAAGGCGATTGTAGAAAATCGTATTCGTGAAGTGCAAGATAAAATTGACAATATTACTCATAATGCTTGGAGGCCATACTTAGTATCTGCTGAGTATATCAATTTTGATACATACAAGCCTTATCGTCGCAGGTATTATACAGATTACGTCGGCACCGCTCCACTTCTATTCCGTAACGTTCAGCAGATTCTAAGATTGGAACTATGGCAAGGTGACGATTATCGTGAGATAGGTGCTGCTGAAGCCCGTATTACGATGCCTGATGATGTTAGAGGCATAAGCGGGTCAATTGTATTTAGTCCGGGTAACGGTAGTGCTGCTGTCCTAACTGCTGGAACTGCTACAAATCAATGGCGTGCTGATTTCGACCTTGCTACTACTGCTCAAAACTTCGCTGATTTAGTTAACAAAGAGGATAGAGTAAGTAAGTCAGCAGTCGAGTTTAGTCCAGCCTACACTTTAGAAGGTAGCACGAGTAACATAAACATAGACAATGAGTTTTTTGCTACTGCCAATTCAGACTATGGCACAGGCATAGTTAAGGTTACCAGTAGGAGGCCAGTAAAAGCCGGTGAAACTTGTAGTGTGGTATCAACAGATAGTAGTATATCTATTTCCCAAACGAAGGCAAACACAGCAACTGTTAGCGGTGTAGTGTCTACCACTATCACTGTAAACTCTACTGCTGGATTTGCTCCCGCTGGTGTTTGTGTAAAAGGCGATACTGTATTCAGATATACTGGTAAAACCGATACCACATTTACAGGTTGTGTCAGTGTGATAGGTAGTCCCATATCAGACATAAGTGGAGATATAACTCAAAATACATTATTGGTTGATTTACAGGGTGGCAGCGCTAGTGGAGACAACGCTCGTCTACGTGACTGGTGGATGGACTATGAAACAGGTATCATTTATTTCAACAACTCTTATCCATTCTTTGAATGGAATGCAATCAAAGTGTCTTACATTTACGGTGAGCGCTATCTTGAGAAAGCAATAGAAGAAATCGCTACGAAGATGGTAGTTATTGACCTGTTGATGTCAGATGACCGTAGTGTGCTACTTCCTGAAGGGACCAGTAATATAGATTTGACTGCTAAAGTGCAGTTATTACAATCTGAAATTGATAAAATTTTACCACGTTATCAGGAGATTGTCTTGTTTGAGTGATGATTATGGCTAAGAATAGGGAGTTTGACGAGTTAATGGAGGCTCAACTCACTCCTGAGATGATGAAACCTGAGTATCAAGAAGAACTTTTTCAGGTAGTCACCAAAACACCTGAGGGTTTTCGTGCAGTAATTGAGCAACAAGAGTTGAGTCTTGAGGGAATCAATCGTAACGAAGCAGGTGATTATGAGCAGCGAGGTAAGCCTCCAAACCAAAGCGTACTTAAAGCAGCATTGGATAGGGTAGACAAGAGGATGCTTAGAGAATCCCCTGCTTTGAAAACCTACAAATTGGAGTTCAAAGGTGGTGCTCTAGTTCCTGACATAAAGGCATACGAAAGGGAGGTGGAGTGATGGTAGCAACATGGACTGAATCCTTAGATGTAATCTTAGAAGTTCTTGGTGATTGGAATCGTGCTAATACATCAAACATAAGACCCATTATTGCTGACATCGCTACTGTCGGCCCTGAGCGTGGTAAGCGTATAGACATGAAGAAGTCCGACTATGTTCTGTGCTACGAGACGGCTCACAATGAAGAAGCGCCTGAAATCCTCTATGATTTCGTGACAACACGTGTAAACATCACTGTTGATATGAGAACTACAAAGTCTCGTAAGCACATGCAAGCGATGGAAAACGAGATACGTCGCCTCATTCACACAAAGCGCAAGGGAGATGGCACGTCCTTTGACCGCCTTGTTTTTAAGACCCGTACGGACTTGTCAGACCGCACAAAACATTTATTTCGCAAGACCTTCCAAATCGAAGTTGTTATCTTTGCGGAGTTAGTGCCATGAGGTGAGCCGGATGCCGTCAACAGTGTATAAGGGAGATTTAACCGAAATTTCATTCGGTCACGAAACATCATTACAACTAGCACATCACTATGATGCTAGTAATTCTTTTACATTCACAGTTCAAGCCCACGATACTGATGCTGGGACCAGCACCATACGTTTGACTGGTGGTGCTTCTAACACTCCTGTTGAGGGCGGAGTGCTTCAATTACCACGTGGTATGCTGGTTGGTGCAAAGTTAGCCATTATAGGAGGAAGTAACTACTCATTAGACGACGCTACTTCAACTGGTAAGATTTTCACTGTGGTGCAACATCACACTGGGAGTGGTGGGAGTGCTGTTGAAACTGACTTTGTTGTTACACCTAAACTCGCAGCATCTCAATCAACCGTTAGTGGTGCAAACGATGCTCTTCATTTTTACGCTTTTACTCTACCATCCGTTGATGTAAGTATGGGTTATAACGACACTGCTGACTCATCTAGTGAGTCGGTGCTTACTGACCAATTCCTTGGCCTTGCGGCCACTGTCACACTCCCTGAGACAAAGGTGGACTTGAAGCGCTATCATGTAGTTGGGCTTGGTCGTGACGTAGCAGTGCAGGTTCCCGGTAGATTTGTCAATGAAGGGGGTTCTTTTGAAGTAAACATGCACAATCCTCGCTGGTTGTATTACTGTCTTGGTATGGAAGCAATTGATGTTGGAACAACATACGATACTTTGTGTGACAATAATGATTACAAATTAAACGGTGCTACTAAAGTTGGTGCATCTACTATTACTTATGATGGCACAGGCACACCTACTTTTGCCGCTGGTAGTAGCGCTGTTGCAGCGGGTGATTATGTTATCATTAAAGACACCACTGCTGCTGATGTAATTACATATGATTCACCTGATAGTGGTAACAAGTTTGGTAACGTATCTAACCCTGAAACCACATATTTTGACCAAACTGAAAGCAGTGAAATCCGTCGTATTGTAGCAATCACAGCGACTAAAATATTCTTAGATGATGCACTACTTTTCCCACATAATGATGACACTGATATTCGCTTTGCTCGGTTTAATGAATTTACTAGTTCTACTGGAGTTCTGATTAACAACGGTAGTGGTTATGCGGCTACCACTGGCACTCAAGCGATTGTTGTAGATGGAGTGGATGCTAGAGAGCATTTTGCAGTTGGAGATACAGTTTACACTTCTGAAAAAGTAGTTATTGGTGTAATTACGGCTATTGGGAGTGCCACTGGAATTACATTCGGTGGAGGTATTGAGGTCGCTCTTGTAGATGACCAACCACTATACAATTTTACTAGACATGGTAGTCCTGATAGAGGCACTAATGGCCGTCTTATTAACCCAGTAACACGTCTTCTATATTCTCGTAGTAGCATACCATCTTTTGCCATGGAAGTTAGCATTCGTCGCCGTGACAGTGACGGTTCCGTAGATGATGTAACTGACGGTGGTGCTACGGACACAAAGCAACTCACACGTGTATTCCGTGGATGTAAGGTAAAAGACTTCAGCCTGACTGCTGATACTGATGCCGCATTAAGACTTACAGTAAACTTTGACTCTGCTCTATGCTACACTGATACAGGTCGCCTTGAATCATCCAAAGGTGACCGTTATAACGCTCATCGTATGTTTGAAGATACTGCAAACACAGACGCTAAGCGTAAAGAAAGTGGTATTGCTAAAGGTACACAAAAGCCATACATGTTCTACAATGGTACAATTGACGTGGCTGGAGTAAGAATCGGGCAAGTAGTATCATTCACACTCAACGGTTCAACTGGAGTGCAACAATTCTACACAATTAACGGTGCTCCAGTTACTGATGCTGAGACTGACCAAGTGCCTTTTGCAGGTGCTCGCAACGCATCTGTTGCTGTTGAAGGTAAGACTGAGTATAATATGGATATGGAAATCATAGTTGATGACCCAGTATTTTATCACAAGATGAGAAGAAGCGTAGACCATGAGGCTTCTACTGCTAACATGATTAGACTATCATTCACAAAAGCAGGTACTGGTGCTACACGTGA